AAGGTGCTAAAGCTCCAACTGAAGAAAAAAAAGCAGAAACCCCTTCCACTACAGCTGCTGAGGAACAAAAGATGGGGGAGAAAAAAGAAGGACCCAAGGGAGAAACTGGAGGAACCCCTGTAGAACCAGCTAAAACAGAAACTACATCAACTGCAGGAACTACTGGAGGAGCTAATACAGCTACACAAGGAAGCACACAAGAAACTACCCTAAATAAACCAACAGAGGAATCTAAAAAGGTTGAGGGAGCAGCTGGAGGCAATACACCAGCCACTACAACAGGGCCTGCGTCTGCTGAAGCATCTTCTAAGATTGATAGCTTAATATCAAATCTTTTTGGAGTAAAATCAGGAGCAGGGGGAACTGGGGGAACTGGAGCAGGTGGAACTGGAGCAGGCGGAACTGGAGCAGGAACAACTGGAGCAGCACAATCTTTAGAAAGTAAAATATCCTCCACAGCTCCAACAAGTACAGATGTATCTTCAGCGATAGATAAAAATTTAGAATCCCTTGGATTTACTACGAAAGCTTCACCGGGAGGAACTTCTACTAGCACTGTAGAAAATTTATCAGCTAAGAATGAAACTTCTTCGCAATCTACTGGTATAAAAGAAACAGAAACACAAAAGTTAGGTAGTGTGACTCCTCCTGCAGAAAATAAACCAGCAGAAGAACCTAAGCCCGCTACTACAACGCCAGTGAGTTCTGAGACAGTAACTAAGGTATCGGCAGAAACGGCAAGTCTCAATTCCACATCAGGAAACGAACAAAACAAAGGCGAATCTCCAAAAGAAACCGTTAGTTCTACGGGTAATGAAGACTTAAACAAAACAATGGAAACTATGGTTACGCTACTGACTCAACTAAATAATACTATGCAAGGACCTTTATTAGTAACATCAATGTCAAAAAAAATCGACTAGGGGGTTTACTTTTTGAGAACAATGTAATATATTTGTAAAAAACCAAAACTAAATAAATAAAAATGAGTAAAAATTATGAGATCACTAAGGAGCTAAGGCAGGCTTCATTAGAATTCCTAAAGGAGTTTGGGAATTATCAAAAATGTCTAGAAATTTTAAGCGATGAAAAAAAATTAGAATTTACCGAGGAAGAAGTTAATGAAATATTGAATCTATTGGGCTCATTCAGATTAAGGGATGTATTCAACATCGTAGAAAGATATAAAGTTGAAGTTACACCTTTAAAATCTCAAGCTGATGAGCAATCAGAGCCTACCACAGGACAAGCAGAATAAGGTCGATCGTTTATACTTAAAAATGGCTAAGATATGGGCCGAGAATTCTCATTGTAAGAGAAGTCAGGTCGGATGTCTTATTGTTAATAATCGACAAATTATATCTGATGGATACAACGGAACACCATCCGGATTTTCCAACAATTGTGAAGATTGTGACAACAACACATTACCCACAGTATTACACGCTGAAGCCAATGCTATTACCAAAATAGCTAAAAGTACAAACAGTGCAGAAGGTTCAACACTTTACGTGACTCTCTCCCCATGTTTCGATTGTGCTAAACTTATAATTCAGGCAGGAATTAAAAGAATAGTATACTCAGAAGTTTATAGAAAAACAGATTCCTTTAAACTTTTTCAAGAAGCAGGTATAGAAATAAAACAAATGGAAATTTAAAAAAATTAGAAAAAATGGCAGTAAAAAACATTCAGGAATTAGCAGAAAGCTTTATGAGGACGTCCTCAGATAAAGACTTCGTGGAATTGTATAAAAGAATTAAACCGGGATTATTAAATCATTGTAAATCCATATTAATGGATACAGATGCAGCAGAAGATGCAGTGTCAAATACAATGGCTAAGATATGGACCAAGATATCACAGTATGATCCACAAAGGGGTAACTTTTCTACATGGGTATACAATATAGCAAGAAACGAATCTTTAGTAATAAAAAAGAGTGAGGACCGATATATGCCAATCATACAAGAAATAGTTAGAAATAACGATGATGGCGATAATCCAGTACAAAAGGTAAGTCATTATAAGGATAACATATACAATTGCGATTATATTAGTAGTGATACTGACGAAATGGAAGATCTATACGAAAATGTGTTAGAAAGAATGAAGGATCTGCCTGACATCTATAAGGATATACTCTTTGATAGAGAGATACTAAGAATGAAATACCAAGAAATAGCAGATAAACATGGTATGAAAAAAAGAGCTATTGCTACTAGAATAAGAAGAGCGAGATTAAAAGTTAGGGAGATGTTTCCTGGAGTTAATTTAACTTTTAACGATTAATCGTTTTGTAACTTTTCCTTCAGTTTAATCTAAAAATAGAAAAGATTTATGAATTATCCTTTCAAAAGAATCGTAATAGATATTAAAAATTATCTTTATATCCGTAGGATCATAAAGAATAACGAGAATAGTATAGAATGGAAAAAGTTTAAATTAAGAGTGGATTGGGTGGGAAGAATATACACAGTAGTAAATTTACCTCCTGAAGTTATTTATTCCCCCGATACGCCAGAAGAAATTAGACCCGCTTTTGTAATTGAAGAATCCAAGCCTTTAAATGAATATTTAACAAGCTTAAACCTTCACGAGATTATACTACCCAGTATTAATCCAATACCAGGATCTCTATCATATCTATTAACGTATACTCCATATTTCCAAAGACTATCATTAAGATGGGTTATCTATCGAATATTATTAATTCTAGTACTTATTTGGTCCCAAGCAAAATTTGGATTTTTAGGATGGATAGCATCACAACTAATTAATCTCTATGAATTTATCTTCTGATATAAACATAACAAGACAAGCATACCCTTGGGGTAGAGCTTACATAATAGAAGGAGCCTCTGAGGCTCCTTTAATTTTACCATCAGTTACTACTATATTAAAGCTAGTAGAAAACAAAAAATACGAAAAGCTTAAGAAGGAATTCGGCGAGAAAAGATGGGAAAAGATACTACATGATGCTGCAGAAAGAGGAACTGTCATGCACACAATGCTGGAGCTTTTTCTTTTAGAGTGGGCAAAAGAAAAAGACGTGGACAGATCATTGAAGAAAGCACAGATCTTTGCAATCGAAGAAGCTAGAAGGGAAGGCGGAAAATTCTTAAAATATGTTGAGAAAGGGAGAAATCTATTCTGGAATTTCTATCATGCTAAGTTCTGGGAAAATATCTCAGAAGTTGTAGACAACGAAGCATTTCTTTATACTACATTCAAAGGAGGATGGGCAGGAGCTTGTGACTTTGTTTACAGAGATTTAGAAAGAAACCTAATAGTAGATGATTTTAAATCTTCAACGTCTCCTAAAGATGAAGAAGACATATTAAATTACAAATTACAGATAGCTGCTTATATGTTTATGTGTGCGGAAAAATATGGAGAGGTTCCAAAGGTTGGTAAAATAAGGATAGCAAATGAACAGACGTCAGATTTGCAAATATTTGAAGTGCACGATTACGAACTAAAAGAATATCTTTCTCAGTTTATTGAATTAGCTCAAAAATTCAGAAAAATGCACTCTATCTAGGAAACTTCCTACAATTTCTAAGTATAACAAACATAAAAAATATTTAAAATGGCAAAGACTAAATTTAAAGAAACATCACCAGCTATTACAGAGGCGCAAAACGAAGAAATCCTTGATAAGTTTATCAGTAATGTTGATCAAGAAAAAGTTGCTTCAATCAGAAAAGATCTAGAGGACTTCAAAAAAAGTCTTACTAATAAGGAGTATGCAGTTTCAATGGATGCTAAATTATTGAAAAGATTCGACAACTTTATGAACGAAGAAGTGGAATGGAGATCCAAGGAAGCATTGGGTGTTACTGAAATTCTCAAAAGAATCGAAGCCGTTAAAAAAGAAGGAATTAAGGATGGTGTAGCATATCTAACAAATCTTGAAGTTGAAGCTTCTCACTATTTTCTTATGAAATGGTCAGGAAAAGGTGCTTCTGAAGTTAAGGATTTTATTTCTTTATGGAAGACATTCGAAGAAACTTTAGCTCTTATCCAACAAGATAACGCTGTAGTTAAAGACTTAGAGCAACAGTTAGCTGCTGCAGAGCAAGGGGTAGTGATTGAATAATTAAATTTTACCTACTATAATATTAAAGACTGGATTTAAATCCAGTCTTTTTTTTGTGGATATATACTAGAGTATGAAAAAGAAATTATTTCCCTGGTTGATTGCACTTTCAGCTTTATCTGTTTCTGGATCTGCAGCTTTTTATTCCGTATCAGGTTTAGGTAAGATGTTTGCAGGAGCTTCTTTGCAGGTAATGGTTCTTGCAGGGAGTCTAGAGTTTGCAAAATTAGTAACAGCTTCATTGTTGTATCAATATTGGAGCTCAATCAATAAAGGACTCAAGATATATCTTTCTATAGCCACTCTAATTTTGATTTTAATAACGTCTGCTGGGATTTACGGGTTCCTTTCATCTGCTTACCAAGAGACTGCTTTTAAAGTTGAAAATCAGGACAAAAACATAGAGATTTTAGATAGAAATATATCAACAATTAAAACTGAGATAAACAATTACGAATCACAGGTTAAACAAAAGAATGACCGTGTTTTGCAATTGACTACAATAAGAACAAATTTACAATCAACACAAGATGTTCTGATTGAGAAAGGTAAATCTACTAATTCAGTTAGACAACAAATCAAAGATGTTGATTCTGAAATTAAAAGGGTAGATTCTGAAGTTTCTGTTCTTAATGACTCTATATCATCTAAAAATAATAAGATCTCCTCGATAGAAGGTAACAAACTTCATGTATCATCAGATTCAGATCTTGCTAAGGAAGTCGGACCCCTTAAATATATTGCAGAACTGACCGGTAAAAGCTTAGGAGAAGTTGTGAATTGGTACATTATAGTTCTAATGTTAGTTTTTGATCCTCTTGCAATAGCTTTAGTTATTGCTGCAAACTTTGCATTTGAAAAATTAAAAGATGATGACGGTGACATCGAAAATAAAAAACCAGAAAAAAAATCTAAAGAAGAAAATAAAAAAGAGGAGATGAAAGAATTAGTTAAAAAAATATGGGCATTAATACCTAGATTTAGAAGAAAGGTGAAAGAGGAGACACAGGATAAAAATAAAAGTGTCTCTATAACAGATTACATCTCGCCACAAAAAGAATCACCAATTATCTCAGTTTCTGATATTATAAAAGAAGAAACTACGGATAATATCCAAGTAGATGGGATTAAAGAGAGCGAAGAGGATAAATACAATAGGGATATAGAAGAATACAAGAGGAAAAGAAATAAGTTTAGAAATAATCCTGGAGGACAAGGACGATTAAAATGATAAAAACAGTTTATACAACAAATCCGGATTATATAAAATTTTTAGATTGTAATCCTGGAGTCTACCGAAGAGTAGCATTCCAATCGTGTAATTTAGATATAAAACAGGGTTCAAATGTTCTGTCTACTATATCTTTATGTGACTTCAAGCTAGAATCATTAGGTAGTGGGGATCTTGGAGGATGTGGGGGATCATTAAAAAGAAGTGTAACCTTAAAAGCTTCTTCTAATTATATATTAACAGCTCCTGAAGTAGGACAAGAACAAGGGGAGGTTCAGTTAATTATCATTAAAGTTAAATATGATAGTAAAATAGAACCTATTGATCGATACTTAACATGGGAATATAAAGGAAATGTTTATCCTATAAATTCAATGATGGCTTTAACTGGTAGAACTGAACCAGGAATACCTTGGCACGGGTGGGATTTAAGCTATTATTCTAACAATCCACCCTCACCTGATTTTTCACCACAGATATTTCCTCCAGTTGCTTCACCAGATTTAACTTTCGGAGGTATTATGTTTACCAACCCTAATCAGTATTATGATACTGAACTAGAAATATTTGTTTTTAACTAATGGCTACACCACCTCTAGTATGTAATACTATTCCTTTTGAAGGAGCAATTTTCCAAAGATGTAATCTACAGATTATTAATGGAACAACTGTAATTAGAGAAATATCTTTATGTGATACAGATATAACAATAAATAACTTTTCAAGTTTTACTGGATGTGTTTACGGTAACTCCACTCTTTTGTTAAATTCGGAAGGACTAGGAGAACTTTCTTTTGTAATGATAAAAGCAACATATCCAACAACACTACCAGTAGCTAGTAGATTTATAAATATAATTTACAATGGAGCTTACCTTCCAATGGCAAATTTAACTATATTAACAGGTAATCCTAGTGACTATTCACCCAATTTCCCAGGAAGGGGATGGGACTTAGATCCTAATGGTAGTGATATCGAGTCTCCTTTCTTTAGCCAGGGAGGTATGTTACTCTATAATCCTCATAGTGTTAGAGTAAATGTTGAGGTGATATTAGCCGGAGGGTTTTCTACTATAACATAACTAGGAAAATCTTTGTAGATGATGATATATACTAAAAAAGCGAATTAAAAATGGAAAAAAATATTAATCCAGAGATCAACAGATTAAACATGGAAACATCTAAGAATGCTGCAGACTCCTTAAGAGAGTGGGCAGGTCTAGATGCTACTAAAGCTCCTGTTGCTTCTTCTTTCCTTAATGGATCGACTTCACAAATGCTTAAAGAATCAAATAACAACGATTTTTCACCAAAATCAAAAGGAAATACATCTTTTAGTTTCGGTCTTACTAACACAGTTTCAGCACTTAAAAATTCAAGTATTTATGAATTACCAGCAGGTAAAATTCTTCTTGAAAAATACGAACACCTTCTTTTTAATAAGGGAATATCTGAAGCTTTCTTAATTGAGGGATTAATCGAAGACCTTAGATCTTTTTCTTGGGAAAATTCAGTTGCACCGGTTTTAGAAAACTTATCTGACACATACGAAAAAAATAGAAGAGAGGTTGAGGTTTTAAAAACATACGAAACTATCAAAGGAGCTTCAGGAAAAGAATTATTTTCTGATGCAACATCTCAAATGAAAAATTGGTTAGTATCAGAAAAAAGAACATCAGACACTTTAATTCATGGACTTAAAAGATTTGGATTTAATCCAATGGTTAGAAATTTAGTTAGTTTCCTTTCTATCTATGAAAATAACGAAACTGGTAAATTTAATGTAGGATACGATAATGATGTTTGTGAAGTTACTAACATCTATTCTCCTGTTCATGTAAATGAAAACGAATCTATATTCTATGCTTCTGGCAAATTCTTCAAATTAGACGGAGATACTAACAGCATCTTCGAATGTGAAATGGAAGAGGTTCCTGCTGAACTTGCTGATAAAGCTCAGGTATTAGCTGATAGAGATATTAAAATTGGCAACAATAAGATATCTTTAAATCTAGGTAACAATAGAATAGAGATCGTATTCGAAAACGAAACTAAAAATATTTACTTTGATGGTAAAAAAATAAGCGAAGAAGATCTTCCAGCAGTAGTTAGTGTTTCAACCAATAATCTATTAGAAGGTTCAAACCACAAGATTGCAAAAGCGATGTTTGTTTCTAATGTAGCTGAAGAATTAGTTGATCTTGACTTTGGCAAGAAAATTAAATCTAAAATCTACGAAGGAGTAGAAGCTAACATTTTTAAAATCGAAGGTAAAATCTACGTACAAACTGTTAATCCTTCTATGAGACTTAACAAAATGTACGAAGCTAATGCAACACAAGCTATTAACATCGTACAAGATTTTCTTAAATATGATATCTCAGAATCTCTTACAGAATTCTTAGATGGAGAAAAAGCTTTCTTAAGCATTATGAAAAACGATAAAAAAGAGATCGTTAATAATATAGAAATATTAGAAAGTGAATTAAGAAAAATCGATCAGGCTAAAGAACAAAATCCTTTACTTGTAAATTCACAAGAATTAATTTCTTTAACAGAAGGGATCGAAAATGAGATCGAATCTCTTAAAGATAGATGGAATCAAATTAACGTTGAGATATCTAGATTTGAAAATAAAGCAAAGGTGATCGATTCAGTTAATGAAGATATGGGATATCCAATCGACACTGAGATTAGAGTAAAAAGAAATGGTGTTAAAGGTAAAGTAATAGGCGTTGATGGTAGTTCAAAAACTTACACAGTGCTTTTTAAGGAAGGTAAGACAGGAGAATATTTTTTCTCTGACGTAGAAGATCTTACCGACGAAGTAGATAATTATGATATTCAAGCACCAGAATTAGATCTTGAATTTAGCGATGACACTGCAAATGAATCTAGTCAAAACTTTGCATCTGCACCGGATAAAGCAGCTGCTAGTCACTACGATAAAGTTTTTATGAGTATGTACAAAAAACATTTATCAGCTGCTCCTAATAAAAAAACTGGATCTTCATCTAAGTTTATTGATGATTCAAAAAATTCTAATTTAGCTTCTGTTTCTAATTCTGGAAAACAATCACCGTTAACAGGAAGAGGAATTAAGAACAATGCAGGAATGGCTAATTCCCCTAAAGGAAGTGCAGGTAAAGGTAAAAACTTTATCGATAACCCATCAAATGCAGATTTAGCTGATGCACCTGGATCTAAGATCAAAACACCAGGTAAATTCATACAGGATCTTAAAAGCATGAATTTAGCTTTAAAGGAGAATCAAAAAAATTCACATATTGAAAAGGCTCCTAAAGGAAAAACTGAAAAGCCAAAAAAATTCATCGAAGATGAAGATGATGCTAATTTAGCTGATGCTCACGGTAACAGCAAAAAAAATGGTTCTAAATTCGTAGAAGATATCAATAGAGCAGGACTTTCTAAAGCACCTGCTTCTAAATCAAAAAAAAACTAAATACACAAAAAATAATTGAGTCTGTTACTGGCAATCCTGAAGAGGGGCTTGGTAACAGACTCAATTTTATTTTAGACGATTTGAAAGATTGTCTAGCAAAAATAGAAGAATTGGAAACTTCTAGTAAAGAACATGGTAAGATAGGTATAGACACAATTAGAAATTCTAGGAAAAATTTGGAACAATTGAAAGTAAATTTAGAAAATCAGCTACAAAAGCTCCAAAATAATCTCCCTGAAGAACAATGATCTACGTAAAAAACAAAGAATTAAAAAGAGCACTTTTAGAAAGCAAAGAAAAAGGCCAGCTCACAAGAGAAACCGTTGAAATGTTTACCCTTATAGTAAACGGTATGTCAAAAACACATTCATATAGAGATAGCGAAGACAGAGAAGACTGTATGTCGTCAGGGCTAGAGGATCTAGTTAAATACTGGAATCGTTACGATCCTGCAAAATCCGATAACCCTTTTGCATTCATATCTCAAATCGCACACAACGGTATGAAAAAAGGATGGAAAAAAATCCACCCACCAAAATCAATTAAAACTATACCTTTTTCTAGAATAGTAAGAGAAGAGAACTCTGTCTATAACGTTTAATTTTGGACATTAAAAAGTTAAAACCGAATGGTAAGTGGCAGTCTGGTAAATATTTTCCAAACAACCCTGAAAAGTACATCGGTGATATACACAATATAATATACAGAAGCTCGTGGGAAAGAAAATTCTGTCAATACTGCGACACGAATCCCAATATATTAAAATGGAGTTCTGAGCCTCTTTCGATACCTTATTGGAGTCCTATCGATAAGAAAGAGCATAAATATTTCGTTGATTATTATATTCAGGTTAAGAAAGCCGATCAAACCATAGAAAATTGGTTTATAGAGATCAAACCCGAAAATCAATATGATATAACAAAACGTCCACAAGAACCGATAGGTAATTTAACTGAAAAGAAAATTAGAAATTACAACGAGAAGCTTAAGACATGGATAATAAATAGATCAAAGTTTGAGGCAGCAACAAGATTTGCAGAAGCAAGGGGTTATAAATTTGGAGCTATAAACGAAAACTTTATAATGAGATGAAGCCTTTTAAAGATCAATTTGAAGATTATAAATTAAATGTTTCGGGATTATCATCGCTAGCGGAGGAATCTTTTATGTTCTGGTTTAAAAATTTTGTAAACCAAAAGAGTCAATTCAATCCTCAAGGTTTTTTACCCGGTAAATTTTATTCTTTTGAGTACGATGACGTATTGGAGAAGAATAAGAAATTCATAAATAAAAGACCAGTTATATTTTTTACTGGATTTATGAATTATGAGAATAAGCAGGCTTTTAGTGGTGTAGATATAATATTAATGCCTCCTATTTTTAGATTAGCATTTTTTTCAAGGATACAATCTGTTTATCAGGATTTAATAGAATCTAATATGAAAAAAATAGAAAGCGGAGAATCGAGGGGACAGATCCCGCTTAAAACCGATTACGAAACTTTTGATGTTATTATGAAGGGGATACCTTATAAAAATACATATAGAGTATGGGATTTAAAAAAAGTTCGCGATGTAATGGAAATTCCCTACGAAGATTGGACTAGAATAATATATCTACATACTCGGTCAATTCAAGGGACCCCGATAGAAGAGATATATACTAAAAACTCAAAGATCTAATGGCTGGATTTACAGACGGAAATAAAACATTTTTTAGCTCTATCGTTGATAGTATTAAAAAGGTTAGTAGCTTCGGAATGGCTTATGAGGATCTTGTTATAAAGAATTCTCAGGCTGTAGGTGTTTCTGAAGCTCAATTCTTACAAAAGGGTGGAATTAAAGACGAGGCTTTCCTTTTCGGATTAAGAAGAGCTGATACGTCTACCAAGCAATACATAGCTTATTTCGATAAGGATTACAAAAACAAAAGACATTATTTACAAGGATTTGGACAGAACCCAGAGATTGAATTTATCTTAGATACAATATGTGACGAATCTATTGTATACGACGAAAAAAACTTCTGGGCTTATTTCTCTTTCATGCAACACGAAGATGTTGATGAGGAAACATACAAGAAAGTACAGAAAAGATATAGGGAGATATACAATCTATTCGGATTTAACCAAGATATTTTAGCTTGGCATCTTTATAGAAAATTTTTAGTAGAAGGTATTTTATCATTTGAAATAGTTTTTGATAAGAAAGGTAAGAATATCGTAGGATTTAAAGAATTAGATCCTGCATCTCTCGTACCAACAGTAGAACAACAACCAGATGGAAGCTACATTGATATATGGATACAATATCCGGACAATCCAGCATTAACTAGAAAGCTTTACGATTCTCAGATAATTTATATAAGTTATGCAAAAGGAGGCGGTACATCATCTAGAGTAAGCTACGTTGAAAGAATGATTAGATCTTTTAACCTTCTTAGAATTATGGAACACACAAGAATCATATGGAACGTGATGAATTCATCATATCGTATGGCAATGACCGTTCCTATTGGTACTAAATCGCCGCAAAAAGCTAAACAAACACTTGGAGAACTTATGTCTATCTACAAAGAGGATATAAGATTAAATACGGACAGTGGAGAATTAACAGTAGACGGAAGACCAAAAATACAATTCTTCAAAAACTATTTAATGCCTTCGTCTCCTAACGGAACTCCTGATATACAACCTTTAGCAGGAGCTGGTGATGCAACAGCATTTAGCGACACGACAGCATTAAAATATTTTGCTAATAAGCTCCGAATGGATTCCAAAATTCCCGTAACACGATTCGGAAGAGAAGAATCTGGATCAGAGGGTACAATTACATTTGCTGCAGAAGGGGTAGATCAAGAGGAAATCAGGTTTGGTAAATTTATTAACAGATTAAGATCTATTTACCAGGATATACTTATGAAGCCTCTATGGGTTCAATTCTGTTTAGATTTCCCTGAATTAAAAAAAGATTACATTCTTAAATCCGAATTTGGACTAGACTATGTTAAGGAGAACATGTTTAGGGAATCCAAGGATATGGAAGTAATGACTGCAAGAAAAGATCAGGTTATTAAAATATCAGGACTTAAAAATTCTGAAGGGAAAAACTACTTCAGTATGGATTTCCTTATAGATAGATTCTTAGGTATGACTAATCAGGATTTATTAGATAACAAAAAAGCTAAAGAAAAAGCTGCAGAAGCAAAAAAAGAAGCAGAGGGAGCTACGGGAGCAGAAGGAGCTACAGGAGCAGAAGGAGCTACTGAAGAAGAAGGCGGAGGCGAAGAATTCAAATTATAAAAAATGGCTGGATTTTTAGATAACATAGGTAAATTTAACCCAAACGTATCAAGAATACTAAAAACAATTAGTGGACTTGGATCATTTGGTATGGATTACAAAGACATGGTAATTCAAGACTCTATGGCTATTGGTATATCCGAAGCTGATCTTAGAGAAAGATTTGGATTCAGTGCTGATGATGAGGACTTTATCTATAGTATAGCTGCACAGGATACTACAAATAGAAAATACATTGCATACTTTGATAAAGATTATCCTTTCAAAAGGGACTTCTTAAGAACATTTGCATTAAATGCTGAAGTAGAATACATTTTAGACACTATTTGTGATGAGGGCATAGTATACGATGAAAAGAACTTCTTTTGTCACAATGCGATGCTTAGTATGGATTTACAGGATGATGTAATAAAAGCTCTTAGAAAGAATTTTAGAAAATTATACGTACTACATAATTTTGCAAACGGTTTAACTGGATGGCAATACTTTAGACAATTATTAGTTGAAGGATTCTTAGCATTTGAAATAATATATTCTAGCGACGGTAAAGAAATCGTAGGTTTTAAAGAATTAGATGCTATAAGTCTTACTCCAGCAGTAGAGAAAAAAGCTGACGGGACTAGAGAAACTATATGGTGGCAATATTACGGAGAAACTACTAGACAAAGAAGATTGCTAGATGCACAGGTTATTTATATCTCTTATGCTAAAGCAAATACTGTTTCTAGAACTTCCTACGTTGAACGTCTTATTAGATCTTATAACTTATTGAAGATCATGGAGCATTCCAGAATTATTTGGAACGTTATGAATGCTCAGTACAGAATTAAGATGACAGTTCCTATTGGTAGTAAGTCTCCACAGAAGGCAAAAGAAACTTTAGGAGAGCTTATGTCTGTTTATAAAGAGGACATTAAACTAGATACATCATCAGGTGAGCTTGCTATTAACGGTAGACCAGATTTACAATTCTATAAGAATTACCTATTTCCCCAACAAGGAGGAGATTCGGTTAAAGTTGAAACTATAAATGCACAAGGTCCAAACTTAAACGTAATGGATTCGGTTCTTTATTTCTACAATAAGCTAAGACAAGATTCTAAAATCCCATACAATAGGTTCTCATCTCGATTTGGTGTAGGTGCTAACAACACATTCCATACTGCTGCAGATGGTGCAGAAAGAGACGAGGTTAGATTCTCTAAGTTCATTACACGATTAAGATCAATATTCCAAGAAATAATGGTTAAGCCATTATGGATTCAAATGTGTCTTGAATTTCCTCACCTAAAAAATGATACTGAATTTAGAAGCCAAATAGGTATTAAGTTTGAAAGCGATAACACATTCGGTGAATCTAGAGAAATAGAACAATTAATTAAGAAGATAGATTTTGTAACTTCACTAGGGGAGATTAAAGAAACAGTTAACGACGAAGAGGTACAATATTTTGATCAGAATTTCCTTATTGAAAGATGGCTAGGACTTCCTAATGATGATATCCAAATGAATAGAACATATCTAGAAAAGGACAAGGAAGAGGGCCAAGGAGCAGCTACCGGAGCAGCACCAGCAGAAGCACCAGCAGAAGCAGCACCAGCAGAAGCAGCACCAGCAGAAGGTGAAGCACCCGCAGAAGGGGCATAATATCGGAACTTAGCATTTTAAGTAGAGTATAATAATAGAATCCTTTTTATTATTAAGTAGGAATTTCTACATTTGCTTAAAATCTTCCAATGAAAAAAGAACTCAGAATCTTATTAGAGATTGAATCGTCGACAGGTAACGGATCTCAAAAAATTAAACAGGACCTTATAAAGGATAACTATTCTCCGATTTTGGAGTATTTTCTAAAAGTTGCCTTAGATCCATTTCTTACAACAAAGTTACATAAGCTTGATGTAATAGAGGGGTCACCATATTTAGTCGATGATGACTACAATCCATTTGAAAAATTTAAGGATTTAACGTCAAGACTTTTTATAGCTCCTGCACCGAATGATAAATTTAGGGAGGAAGCATTTGAATTAGTTAATTGTATAGATCTTTCATTTGATGAAAGAAAGATTCTAGGAAAGATACTTACTAAAAGATTAAACATAGGGATAGGTGCTAAGCTAATCAACAAAGCTTTCGGTAAAGAAGTTATACCAGATCCTAGTCTAATGTTAGCACAAGATGACGAGGACGAGATAAAAAAATGGGATTCAATAATATGCGAAGAAAAATACGATGGTGTTAGAGTAATTGCATTCGTTTCTGGTAAGGAAGTTAAATTCTACACAAGGGCATTTAATGAAATACCAAATCACTACCTAGAAAAAATAGCAGTAGAATGTTTAGGCATGATTAAGAATTCACAATTACAAGGGGATTGGTTTTTTGACGGGGAGCTTACAGATCTAGATAGAAAGAGTGTATCTGGTAAAGTTAATCAAATGCTAAAAGGAAAACCTATGAATTCAATAGGTGACGAGCTTATATTTAACGTATTTGATTTAGAAGATACAGATACTCTTAAAACAGGCAAAGGCATTATTCCTTTTGATATTAGAAGACAATCGTTAGAGGGGGTTTTTAAGACGTATACGACATCTTCGGTCACTCTAGCAGATTCTTTCTTAACTAAAGAAAAAGAAGACATCTACGCTTACTATAAGAAAATCGTAGATGCAGGAGGTGAGGGTGTAATTTTAAAAAATCCAGATCACGTTTACGAATGTAAAAGATCTAAGAATTGGATCAAGTTAAAAGAAGTAAATGAATGCGATCTTACAATTACTGGCTGGTATCCCGGGGAAGGAAAGAGAGAAGGGTTCATTGGAGGATTTATTTGCGAAGATAAATCTGGAACTTTAAAAGTGAAAATCGGATCAGGATTCACAGATCGAGATTTAAAAGAATTAAGTGAAAATCCGGATTCACACGTGAACAAAATATGTTCAGTACAGTATAATGTAATAATAAGTGACAAGAACGGAAACTGGTCATTATTTTTACCTAGATTTGTAGAGATAAGAAACGATAAAGATTTTGCGGACGATTTAAAAGATAAATGTAAATGATACAAGAATTATTAACAGAAAAATTAAGGCCAAAGGAATTAAAACATATGATCCTTCCACAAAGGATCAAGGGATCTTTCGAAAATGGATTACAACAAAATGTCTTACTTTCAGGATCCCCTGGATCAGGTAAGACCAGTATGGCTAAAATTCTAATAAAGAATCACCCATATATTTTTATAAACGTATCTGACGAGAGCTCGGTTGAGACAATCAGAACTAAAGTACACGACTTCTGTTCTACAGTTTCTATTCTTGATGGAGAAAATCACATTAAGATTGTTGTACTAGATGAGTTTGATGGTGCATCAGAGCAGTTCTACAAGGCTTTAAGAGGCACAATTGAGAAATATGCTAAGACAACAAGATTTGTTGCCACGTGCAACTATTTAAGCAAGATCCCAGATGCTATTAAATCTAGATTCGAGGTGTATGACTTTGATCCTGTAAATAAAGAAGAGGAAAACGAAATAAAGATTGAATGGCAGGAAAGGGTTTCTAAAATACTTTCGTTAATGGAAATAAATCATGATGAAAAAAGCTTAGATCTTTTTTCTAAGAAATATTTCCCAGATATGAGATCTGCATTGAATACAATTCAAAGATGGCAGATTGATGGGGTAACAGATCTAACTGAAAGTAAAATCAACGAAATAACTTTCGACCACGAGTCTATTTTCAGTATGATTCTTTCTAAACCTGACAGTATTAGTAATTACCAATATATTGTTGGACAATATTCAGGAAGAGTGGATGAAGTTATGGCTTCTTTGAGTTCTGACTTTATTAAATGGTTGGAAGAAAAAAATCCATCTAAATTAAATCTTATCCCAGTAACTATAATTACTGTTGCTAAGTATCAATCTCAAAGAAGTCAAGTAATCGATCCTATAGTCAGTCTTTTGGCTTTGATTTTCGAATTACAGCAGATGTTTAATAAATGACCATTATACTAGGCATTATGCTTGGATTCATTGCTAATGCGTAGTATACTATACAAAAAATAATATTATGAGAGGCAAAATTATAATAGTTGGCCCTGGTGGATCAGGAAAGGATTACTTAAGAAAAAAAATGGTCAGCAGAGGATTTGAATACGGGGTTTCTTTTACAAGTAGACCACCTAGGGAAGGTGAAGAAGAAGGTGTCGATTATTATTATAGAGACGAGGATTTTTTCTCATTAAATTCAGATCTATTCCTAGAATTACAGGAATTTAATGGGTGGAAGTATGGAATATCAAAAGGAGAATTTTCAATAAAGAATCTTTTTATCCTTAGTCCTGCCGGTCTTAGAAGCTTGCCAAGTGATTTTAGAAATGATTCTTTTGTTATCTATTTGAATCCCGAAGAGGATGTTAGGGTTAAAAGATTACGAGAAAGAAATGATGCTGACAATGTGGAGAGAAGATTAATTGCCGACAGGAAGGATTTTTTTGATTTTTCCGATTATGATATAATGATAACCAATGAAAATTTTTAATCATTATATTCCCAAAGAAATCCACCGATTCTTTTAACTTCCCCCTTACAACATCTACATATATTCGAGGGACTGAATCCCAGTTCCATTTTTATATCCTGAAAAGAATCCCATGTTTTAATTAGATCGCCATTAATTGATTTCTGATTAACCTTTCTAGCCCTTGGGTTATTCTTTCCTGTTTTTTTCTTCATATGATGATCATCGCCTCTTTTAGCAGATAAGGACATTTTCATTCTGGTTTCTTCCGAATGGTTAGGCATTTTAAACTTATTTTTTAAATGCCCCTGTAATTTATCAGATTCGTTTTTATATCTCCATTGGAATCCTCCTGCAGTTTTATATCTTCCTGTTAAAGCGGAAGAAATATTTTGCTTTATTATTCCTGTTTTTTCTGAAGCCTCTTTTACAGAATTATATTCTATAATTTCTAAACCATCTTTTATTTGTACAACAGGTTTACTGAGTACTTTTTTCCATTCAGGTTTATGTTTTAGTCCAGTTCCGCCAGTTCCACCATCGGTCATATTAGTAAGTGGACCTAGATTTTTATCCTTTCTTCCTATTTTTATTATTGTTTCAATCTCCTTTTCACACGATTCAATATTTGTAAGACCTTCGTAAATTTTAAGAATTATCGGAAATCTACCAGATTTTATTATTGATGATATTTTAGTTACTTTATAAGATTTTTTTTTATCTCTTATACCACTAAAACATCTATGTCTAGTTCCCTTACCGACATAAAAAGGCTCAAATTCAAAAAATAGATCATCATATTGGTATTTTCCATTTTTTCTTGGATCTAAATAAACATAAACGTAGTATTCATTCATACCGAAACATAATATGTTTATATATCTATAATACAAAAAGTAATTCCCATGATAACTGTCCTGTGTGATGGCAACTATATTTTCCATAAGACCTTTGGAATATTCTCGGGTTTTGGAAGTAAAAATCCAGGTGATGTATTATCATCAGAGGCGGAGAGAAATATGTTTATGAGAAAGGTGATAACAGATTTATGTTATTCATTAAATCAAATACCAGAAATTAATCAAATAATCTTTTGTAAAGATTCAAGATCTTGGAGAAAAGATTATAAAATAACCCGTAGTGTCTATAAAGAAAGCAGGGTTAAGAGTGAAGGAGTTGACTGGGGATCTTTTTTTAAGCTCATGGACGAGTTTGGAGATTTCTTAGAAGAAAACGGTTTTATCTATAGTTCTTATCAAGGAGCAGAGGGCGACGACTTAATTTGGGCATGGTGTGATTATTTAAAAGATTCAGATGACTGTGTTATAGTTCTTAGCGGTGATAAGGATATGAACCAGCTGGTTGAATATAATGGTAAAACTTGGACTGGGATCTGGAATAGCAATTCTAAAAACAATAAACTCGTAGTACACAACGATTGGAGTATAGAAGATAAAAAACAGCCAACTATATTTGATGTTACTCCAGTATCGGGATCTAATAATTCAAAAATAGAAAAACTTGTATCCTCTTGTATTGTGGAAAAAATAGATACGAAAGAATTTATTTTTAAGAAAATACTAATGGGAGATAAAAAAGACGATGTACCTGGTGTTTTTCCTTACCAAACCAAGAATGGTAAGAATTCAAATATTGCAGAGGGAAAATCACAAAAAATATGGGATTTATATCAACAATCACCCTGGGCGGAATATAAATTGGAAGATATATGGCAGAATGAAGATTTTCTAGGTTGGCTAGCAGGTCTTTCTCTCAGACTTATATCTCAAACAGACAATAAAGAAAACAGAGATTTATTCAAGCAGTTCTACGAAGAGAATGCAAGATTAGTTTGGCTTAATTCTGAATCTATACCACATAACATGGTGGAAGGATTAAAAAATCACGTTATAGAACTTAATGCTAAAGAAAAATCTCCAGTTTTAATTGATAAAAAAATAATGATCGAAAAATCACCATGGTATAAAGATACTACTCCACCTAGAGGATTCGATCCTTTTGATCTTTTTAAATAATGGATAATCCTTTCGAAATAATTAAATCTTTTCACACGAAGAGTTGGGGGAAGGTAAGAGATAGAGATAAAGCAAGAAATCTCTTTATGATTAATCGAACATGCTCTATTGCATATCCATTACAGGCTAATTCTTTCAATAATATTAAAATCCAACCTGAAAAAGTAGTGGATTTCTGGAAAGTGTTCGTAACACATCATAATAAAAAAACTCCATCTTGGATTTGGACTAAAACTATAAAGAAAGAGAAGGAAAAATCGCAAGATAATTATAAGGAGGAAATATTAGATTTTATCAAAGAAAAATATCAAATATCGAATAGGGAAATACAAGAAATGAAAGATTTTTTCCCATCTAAATTCAAACAATTCTATAAAGAGATAGAAACTCTGCTCAGTTAGGATTCATATTCCTAAGTCCGGATATATAAATAAACAAAATAGTCCGGAATGAAGGAACTTAATCAAATTACGATAAAGCAACTCCTGGCTTCAAATACAATTGGAGCCAATAATTCTGTAACTAATGCTAACTTTGCACAATTACAAGAAGCAATACTTCTTTTAAATAATGCTTTTGGTATTTCTCTACAGAATAAAACGTTAAACTTCCCTAGTGGAAAGATTAATGTTGGATCAATTAAAGCAGATCTAATTAATCTTCCCGTGACGGGAAATTCTTCAATACAGTTGAAGGGAAGCAACGGGGAGATTACCGCAAATGGTATAATTGCAACCAACGACATTATAGCGGGAACTAATCTAATAGTTGGCGCTGGTAATTCAGGAGGAAGATTAAAATTAATTTTAGATAGAACATATACCGATGAATCACTCCTCCCAGGTGCTCCGGGGCAGATTAGATACATTGGAGATGATTATGAAGGATATTTAAATTTTGGAGAAATACAAGCATCATCTTCTTTTGTTATAGGATCAACGGGTGCTTCTGGAGATACTATAGCAGTATTATACAATGGAGTAACTGCTGGACAGGCATCATGGAATACAAATAACACATTAACAGCACAGGCAATAACTGATGCTATTCTTAATAATACAACAGGACCTTGTTTAGCAGATTATAACTTAAACACTGTAACCATCAAAGCACTTCCTGGACTAGGAACTACTGCAAATGGAGATACTATTACTATTTCCGGATCGATGCCAGTTAACGCTACTGCAGGTACAATGTCAGGCGGAGTTAATGGAACTGGAGCTTGGTTTTCTCTAAGAGGAGGACAGGGTCCAACTGGAGTTACTGGACCTTCTGGAGGACCTATAGGACCAACAGGAGATACAGGACCTACTGGTGTTACTGGAACGGGTGTTACCGGACCTACTGGATCTACTGGATCTACGGGAGCAACTGGGACAGGAACAACCGGACCTACTGGAGTTACCGGACCTACTGGAGTTACTGGACCTACAGGAACTACTGGTGCTAATGGAGCTAAAGGATCAATAGGGGCTACTGGTGTTACTGGAGCTACCGGTGTTACTGGGCCAACAGGTTCTGCTGGATCTATTGGATCAACAGGAGCTACTGGAACGGGTGCTACCGGTGCTACGGGTGCTACCGGTGCTACGGGATCTACGGGTGATTCATTTTTAAATGGATCAGGAGTACCTGGTGTTGGTTTAGGAAAGGATGGAGATATTTATCTAGACGGGGATACAGGGGATGTTTACACTAAATCCGGGGGGGTTTGGTCTTTAAGTTATAACATATTAGGTCCTACTGGACCTACGGGTGATACCGGATCTACGGGATCCACTGGGGATATAGGAACTACTGGTCCTACTGGGAATACTGGTCCTGCAGGACCTGATGGACCTACCGGACCTACGGGTATTTCTACACCACTAGGATATTATGACGGTAGTAAATTTAGTACAACACAAACATTAAGCGCAGGAAGTAGTAAACCCGTATATTTTGACACTGATAATCTAATAGATGTAGGAATTTTTGCAACTGGTGATTTTTCTCTTTCTGGTACAACAGGATCATATGTTGAAGTATTAGAAGCAGGGGAATATTTTATATCTTATAAGGTAGGTATAGAACATGCTTCTTCTGGATCTACTAGTTTTATTTCTACTACTTTATTTAGGGATACTACTACCCCGGCGGAAGTAACTAACTTTAGAGGATACACAACATTAGAGGATACTGCAGGAGGTACACTTCCTTATGACATGCTAACAGTAACAGGTATTGTCACTGCTGCTGCTAACGACAGGTTCTTTGTAAAAGTTTCTTATCAAGCTGGCGGTATAGGTACAGTTGGAATTACAGATGGTGATACAGGAATTAATATTATATCATTATTAGGTACACAAGGTGTTACTGGACCTACCGGAGCAGGATCTACTGGTCCTACTGGAGCTACCGGACCTTCTGGAGGTCCCGTTGGACCCACAGGTCCTACTGGAGATGGTACTACTGGAGCTACCGGACCTACCGGGGCTACTGGGGTTACTGGTGCTACCGGTGCTACTGGATTAACAGGTGCTACTGGATCTACCGGAGCTACCGGATCGGGAGGTACGGGACCTACAGGTTCTACTGGATCTACCGGTCCTGCAGGACCTATTGCTAAATATGTTTTAAAAGTACAATTTGACGGATCTGGTAATGTTGATTCAGTTACACCTTTCCCTGCTGCAACAGATGCTGCAGGTAATCCTATAACATCGGGATCTGGTGGATGGCTATTTACTAGAAACAGCGGAACACAAATTACAATCGCACACACACAAGGATTTCCCGCTTTAGATCTACAAACACACGCACAAAGTGGATCTAATTACATATCTAGAACAATTACTGGTGCTAGAGCAGGTAACTACGTTATACAGAACAATAGTTCATTCACAATTTACGGGATAAACCTAACAAATTTAGGGGGTAGTGGAACATACGCATACGTCACTTGGAACTTCCCTACAAATAATATTTTTATCTAATTTTTCATTAGAGGATAATATTTTTTAGAGATAAATACTAATGATAAAATAAGATAAAATTAAATTAAATGGCCCAAATACCAGAACTACCTATAACAATGATCGCTTCCGTAAGGCCGGGATCAGTTATAGTTAGTAGCTTATATGAAAATAATGCAAGTGTGTGGGACAATTATCCTTCATCTTTTGATTGTATTTTAGATATAATCCCCACACCAACTTCACAAGAGCCAAATTTCAACATAAACGGAAACGACCTTAAAGTTGGAATGTTTATTTTACAGCCCAACGGAAATGCTTATCTCATCACTGGGATTTCTTCATCTAGCGATTTCGAGGCAACTGTAACATTAAAAGATATAGATCTTTATAATTTAGTAAGTGATTATACAGCAACAGGTAATAATTATCCAGTAGAAGGAATAAATGGTGTAAGTTTTGAGGTTTCTGAAGACGGAGCTCCTATTACAGCTTTAATTGCAACTGCTTTAGCGCCTAATTTAGATGATTCTGGATATTGGATAGATGATGCTTTAGCAAGATTTCAATATAGAAATATACTTAAAGCTAGTTATACTACATTTTATTCACCAAACCCATCATATAGTATTAACTCTGTAGGTGAAGTAGTTTATTTAGATTCTTATGGAGTTTTTACATTAGTTGATACAACAAATGCAGTTGAAGTAGAGAGAGCTTTTGGTGTTATTACTTCATTAAACGAGCCGGAACAAGGAAATATAACAGTTAGACCCTTTGGTAGAATAGTAACAACGGATTTTTTACTTCCTGGCTCTATAGGAGAGGTATTATACTTTGATTCTAGCGCTTCACCGTCATTTGTAACGAACGTTAAACCCGCAGTTGGTGTTGTACCTGTCTATATTAAAATAAATGACTATACGGCTTCCTATTTGTATCCTGCACAAGGATCAGCATCTGGAACGTCAGGAAGTAACGGTACTAGTGGAAGCTCTGGATCATCGGGTCTTTCAGGTAACGATGGCGCTAATAGCGGAAGATGGCTATTTAACAGTACAAATACTGCTTGGAGTAATCCCGGAGGTACTGGTTTATTTTTATTAGATAATTCAAATTTAACACTTGTTCAAAAATTATCTATTAATTCAACAGCTTCTAATGGTTCTTCTTATTACAGCTGGCTTAATTCATTAAAAAATAGTTTAACCTCTGGATATACAGCAATATTACAGATAGCTAAAGTTGGAAATCCTTCAATAATTGCTATTTATGAAATATCTTCTATTACAGGCGGACCAGTTCTTTATGATTTTTCATTAAATTTTGTTAGTGGTTCCGGAACATTAGGCAATTTAGATGAATGTTCTATTTCTTATATTATAAACGGGAAAAATGGATCAAGCGGAACTTCAGGTTCATCTGGTTCGTCAGGATCTTCAGGGACATCAGGAACTTCGGGATCCGATGGATCTTCTGGAACATCTGGAACAGACGGATCTTCTGGAACATCAGGAACAGACGGATCTTCTGGAACATCAGGAATAGATGGATCTTCTGGAACATCTGGTACTAGCGGAATAGATGGATCTTCAGGTACTAGCGGAATAGATGGATCTTCAGGGACATCAGGAACTTCGGGATCCGATGGATCTTCTGGAACATCAGGAACAGACGGATCTTCTGGAACATCAGGAATAGATGGATCTTCTGGAACATCTGGCACTAGCGGAATAGATGGATCTTCAGGTACTAGCGGAATAGATGGATCTTCAGGGACATCTGGAACTAGCGGAATAGATGGAACTAGTGGATCATCAGGTACTAGTGGAATAGATGGAACTAGTGGATCATCAGGAACATCAGGACTAAGTGGTGTAGACGGATCGTCAGGAACTAGTGGTAGTTCAGGATCATCAGGAACTAGCGGATCATCAGGAACTTCGGGATCATCGGGATCATCTGGAACTAGTGGTAGCTCAGGAACTTCAGGATCATCTGGAACTTCAGGATCATCTGGAACGAGCGGAGTAGATGGAACTTCGGGAACATCAGGATCAAGTGGAACATCAGGATCAAGTGGATCTTCAGGAACATCAGGATCAAGTGGAACATCAGGATCAAGTGGTTCATCAGGATCAAGTGGAACATCAGGAACATCAGGATCTAGTGGAACATCTGGATCTTCAGGAACATCAGGATCAAGTGGAACATCAGGATCATCAGGATCAAGTGGAACATCAGGATCATCAGGATCTAGTGGATCATCAGGAACATCAGGTTCTTCGGGAACATCAGGATCTAGTGGTGTAGACGGATCTTCAGGAACTAGTGGTAGTTCAGGATCATCTGGAACTAGTGGATCATCTGGAACAAGCGGATCATCTGGAACAAGTGGAGTGGACGGAACTTCGGGATCATCTGGATCGTCCGGATCGGCAGGAACTAGTGGTAGCTCAGGAACTTCAGGATCATCAGGAACAAGTGGAATAGATGGAACTAGTGGATCATCAGGAACAAGTGGAATAGATGGAACTAGTGGATCATCAGGAACTTCAGGAATAGATGGAACCAGTGGTTCTTCTGGAACTAGC